CGGCGGCCTGGGCTACGTTCCACGAGACGAGGGAGGCGATGCCATGCGCTTCCATGGCCGCGAGCTTCTTGAGCGTCGCGCCGGGTATGGCCTTCATGAGCGGGAGGTAGCCCGCGGAGCCGCCCGTCGCGGCATCGATGCCGAGCATGGCGAGGTTCACCCCGCCGCGCAGAGTTTGCCGCGACTCTTCGGCGGTCTTGCCGCCACCGAATGTCTCGCGAAGGTACTGTCGGAGCTTGCCGGTGTTCCCGAGTTCGTGGTTGTACGCCGCCATGTCTTCTGCGAGTGTCCGCGCTTCTGCTTCGCTAATAGGCGCGCCGACGCCTTCGCGGAACCCTGCGATGTATGCGTGCGCGGCGAGACGCGGGTTCTTGGTCTTGAGTGCGATCTTGTAGAGGTTCAGGGTTTCGAGCGGTGCGCCAAGCGGGAGCTTCTTGAGAGTGTGCGCGGTGTCCTTGAAATAGCCGCCGATCTCTTTCCCGAGTTCGGAGAGGAGGCCGGGCTTCGGCTCTTCGAGCGGCTGGCCGGGCTCCGTTACCTGTTCCTCGGGAGTCGGTGCGAAGATGTTCCGGGTTTGCGGCTGTCCCACGGGCTGTGGAACAGGCGTAGCCGCGGACTCGCTGTCGGGCAGCGCGAAGATGTTCGACATGGGTTAGAACCCGAGGGCTTGAGAGACGGCTTCCTGGTCGGCGACGTTCGGGAAAATTTGGCGTACCTGCGTTTTGAACGCGCCGAACTCGGGCGAGTTGATGTCCACGTTCCCTTGCGCATCCTTCGGCATTGTGTCGAGAATGCGGCTGAGCGCGGCGATCTTCACTTCCATGTGCGGGTCGCTACGGGCGACGGAGATGGCGTGGTCCTGAATCGAACGAATCGCTTCGGGTGCCAGTATATTCTGTGTCGTCGGCTTCGCGCCCTTGAACCGCATGTCGAACAAACTCGGCTGCGTAACCTTCGGCATGTACGACGTGGGCTTGTTGAGAATGCTGTCGAGATCCCGATTGAGGTTAGCGATGGCCGTCGTCACCGCTTTGTCCTGCGTGAATGCATTGGACGAGCGGCTGTTGGCGTAGATGTGCGCCACCTCGACCTGGGCCTTGCGATCCTTCTCTTTCGAGGCTTCCTCATCTTCGCGCTGCATCGCATGGAGCTTCGAGTCGATGGCATACTTCGCAGCCATCTCCCGACGCTGGTCGGCGATAGTGCCGAAACGTTTTGCCTCTTCGAGTTGCACGTCGATGATGCGGCCCTGCTGTTCGAGCATGTCTTTCATTCGCGCGCGCCGGTCTTCCTCGGCGGTGGCGACGTTCTGTTGCTGAATCCCGCGCCGGTATTTCTCGATGCCCTGGAGTTGATCCGCGACATTCTGCGCCGAGCCCTGCGCACCAAGCTGCTCCGCAAGCTGTGAGCCCGCGGTAGCGAGGAGCGTAACGAACGGGTTCACGCCCTGCGGGACTTGTTGCATCTCCGGGCCGGGCCGATTCTGGATGTCCGTCAAACCCTGTTGCAGTGTGGCGAGCAGCCCAGCGAACGGCGACGCCTCTTGATTCGCGCCCGCGAAGATCGAGTCGATGAAACTCGTATCGAGGTCGAGGTTCGGCGCGCCGTTGTCTTCTTGCTGAGGTTGAACGAGGAGGGGCAGCATCGTGACTCCTTATCTGCCGGGATTGAAGAGAGAGGCGAGCATCGAGGAGCCGCCGCCCAAGAGGGATCCGCCGAGTTGCTGGCCGAAGGTGGGCTTGCTCTGCCGTCCGAGAAAGCTCTGGACGTATGCATCCTGCTGGCTCTGGTTCATGTTCGCGGCTTGCTGGAGCGCCTGGAGGAAGAGGTTGCCCTTCGCTCCACGCTGGAGCGAAGCGCCGTACCCGCGGCCCGCGGCCTGCGCGAAGCTGCCCACAGGGCTGCCCGCGAGGCCAGACTTTGCGAGGTTCGCCATCATGTTGTTGCGAAGCTGGTTGCCCTGCATAGCCGCGCTGTTCATTTGTTGGGAGTAGGCCGGGCTGTTGACGAGAAGGTTGTAGAGCATGTTGCTCTTGTTCGAGAGCGCGCGCGCCCCGAACAACTGGTCGAGCATTCGGGGATCAAGCATCGGCCGCTCCTTGCTGCCGAGGAGACCGCCGAGAAGCATGGAGGCGAGGCCGCCCCCAAAGAAGAGGGGGTTCATTGACGTGGATCCTTGCGGTAAGCCGCCGAAGTAGGGGTTTATCATTATATTGAAGTTACGAGGTTTTGCTTCCCGAGCTAAGATCGACTGTGGCCGATTTGGCGTCAGTCACGATAATTCGCTCGATATCAGCAACCATCGCATCCCAGGCACCGGTGACAGCGGGCATCATCTTCTGGAAGAGGGCGTAGATTTGCTGCCACTGTGGGTTATCGAACAGGTCGTCCGTGCCGTTTTTGGAGATGAAGAAAGGTCCGAGGTTCCGGCTGAACACCTCTCCCACGCCGGGAACGTTGATGGTCATGGTGGCGGAGAAGTTGGTAGCGTCGGCTACCGGAATGTCGAGGCCGGTGGTGTCGTCGATTATACGGATACCCATGTGCTACTCCCTGTGGGGTTCTTGAGCCACTGGCCGCCCGGCAACGGTTGCGGGAGATCCTGGCAGATGAAGTCGAAGAAGTCCTTGTTGTCGCTGTAGTAGTCGGCGGCGTCTGCCTCAACCACCTGGATTCGCGAATCGCGAATCGCGAATGCAGCGATGACCTCGGGGTCATTGTCCACTGCCACGAGGCAGCCGATGGCCGGAGAGCGGAGGAGGCGGCTGATACCGTACCCTTTGCCCAGCCCGAGGACAAGGACGCGGCCGTAGAGCATAGCGGGCATGCGCATGAGACCGGGCTGATGTTCGGCGCGGTAGATCATCTTACCACCACTCCAATGTACTGCCCGTTTCGATGACGATGCCGCTGGCTGTCGCGGTCTCGGGGGCGAAGCGCATTTGCACTGTGCCGCTGGCAGACGGGCGAATGACGCCAGAGAAGGTTGCGATGTTGCCGGTCGTTGTATTGATCGAACCTAATGTCGTAGTTGCTCCTGCGTCATCATTGGCATCTGCGAAACGTTCGGCATTCGTGGCTTTCCCGGTGAAGGAGCCCCAGCGAAACGCAAGGTGAGTGACTGCGGGCGAGGTTAAGCCGACCTGCAAGCCGATACTCGATGCCGAGGTGGTGTAGAGCAGGATACCCTCGAAGCGGTAATTCACACCACTCGATACAGCGAAGGAAAGGCCGGTGATGTCTTGGTAGGCGGTCGAAGCCGCAGAGGCCACGTCTGAACCTAGCTCGACCAGCGTGCGGTAATTCGCTCCTGCTCCGGGCGTGATCTCCTTCCACACTGCCGCACCGTTGGTAGTGTCGAGGCAGATGTAGGCTTTGTCGGCGGTGGTGTCGTACCACACGCTACCGATGGAGTAGCCTGCGGCACCATCGTCGGTGACAGCAGGAGCGGCCGTTGTTTCGTTGAACTTGAAGGTGGAGGCCCGCGAGCCGTGTGTTGAAGTCGCCATTACGCGCCGATGATCCCATAGGCTAGAAGTTTCGTGATGAGGGTGCCGAGGACATCGGCAAGTTCGTCGATGCTGGTGGCATTGGCGTCGAAGCTGCGGTCCGTTGTCACGTTCGAGACAGACCAACCGGTGTCCTGCGCAACGGGAGTAGCGTTCCAGAATCCGAGAAGTTGTGTCGCGCCGGTGCCGATCTTCGTGCCCGTCGTCGTACTGAGCACGATATTTCCGCCGCTGGCGAACACGAGGGCATCGCCCACTTTGTCGAGCCAGAGCGTGTCGTCGATCTCCGCGTGAGCGCCCACGAACAGGTCGGAGGTAGGAATACTGCTTCCGGTGGGCGGCGTGAGATGTGTAGCAGGATTGGAGGTCTTGAGGTTTCCCGTAGCGGTAGTGATATAGACCGCACCGTGAATAGCGTGCTTGGTGCCGATGATGTCGTAGTGCTGGCGCGAGTCGCCGGGACCGACAGTGTTGCAGAAGAAGGAGACAGAGAGCGCGTTGGCTCCGTTGCCGGAGTTAGAACCGAAGCCGTACACGCCGACGCCGTTACCCGTGGCGCTGGCATTGCTTAGATCACCGTACCCGGTAAATCCTCGCGCATCGCCGCCTGCGGTCGTGGTATTGGTGGCCTTGAACTGACAGCCCTGCACGCCCGTAAGAGCGGCAATGGATGTTGAATTGCCGCTGATGATGGCCAGCACATTTGTTTGCAGCGCGCTTGATGCAGTCGTGAACGTTGTGTTGATTTTCAGCGCAGCCGCATCCACTGCTCCAATCACAGCGGTGTCAGCGTTAAAGGCGAGCGCAAGGCTGTACGGGGCGACCGAGCCCTTCGGCAATCCGGCCTTCGTCGCATTTGTATTCGTGACCGTGAGGTCCAGCCCTTGCGCCATGCCGAACTGTGTTGCTGAAAGCCCCGCGTCGGTGGCAAGGATAGTGCCGAGAGCGATGGTGGCCGCGGTCGTGTTGGTGGTGCCACCCTGGAGCACGGCGTGGCCGATATTCAGAATGTTCTGCCGCGCGGCGTAGTTTCCGCTGGCATGCACGGTGTTAAGAATTTTGAACGCGCCGACGCCGACTACGGCAGTATCGAGTAAAAGATTGGTGCCGTCGTAGAGAAGTTTCGCGTCATTGCCTGTGCCCCACACCGTGGCGATGTTGTCGCCAAAGTTGAGGTCGCCAGTCATCGGATCGTTCGACCCGTCGAGCTTGAGGTAGATGGAGCCCAGCGCCGTGATGTCAGAGAGGAACGCGAGTGTGCCGGAGGCATTCTGAAATGTGTAGGTGCGGTCGGCGACGGTGATGCCATCGAAGTCGAGGATGCCAACGAACCCGCCCGACCCGAGGGGATCGAACTTGAATTTTCCACTGGCGAGACCCGCAGCGAAACGGATGTCGCGGTTCTCCAAGAAAATCTTCCCGGCGTCCGAAAGGTTGGCCGCGCCGAGGGTGAGCGAGCCGACCGCGGAACCACTGATTTGCAGCGCAACGAACACACCTGCTTCGTGGTGGTCGTCGTTGTCGGAGTAGACGGGGGCGCTCGTCGGTCCAGTGCCGGAGATGATGATGAACTCGCCGCGCGCGTTTTGTCCGAAGGCGAAGCCAGTGCCGGGCGCAAGGCCGCCGTTCATTGAGGCCGTGTGATCGTTGGTGAAAGGGGTGAAGCCAGCCGTCGGCGAGAACTTGTAGGCATCCGCACCGCTACCCGGTTTGTCGGAGATGCCGCGAATGAAGAGAGTCTCGCCGCTGACGGCGGTGAGCGTCATCGCTGGGCAGGTCACGCCGCCGATGGCCGTGAAGTCGTGGCCGTCGGTGCCGTACTCGATGATACTCACGGTGAGGCCCGCGGCCATCGTGAACATGTACGATTCGAGTGAGACAGTGGCGTGGTCGGCGGTGGAGAAGATAGCTTCCATCGTCGTCGTCGTCGCCGTCATGGCGGTCGTGACAAGCGTGAACCACATCGACACCGTTTCAGTCTGCGTGACGTGCTTGTAACTATACTCCTTGAGTTTCGTCCAGGTATTGCCGGAGCTATCCGTGAAGGTGGTATGGTAGTTGGTCTCACCGGCAGCGAGGGACGCATCACTGTGAGTGGAGAGAACGAGGATAATGCCGGTAGCGACGGGCGCGTTCGCATCCGTCGGGATGCCCGACCACTTCGTCGCGTCGGTCGTATGATCGCCGGAACCACCACCGCTCGTGCTCTGTGCGGCGAGTGTGTGTGTTCCAGCCGGTGTCCAACTTGTCGTTGTGCCCGGCCGCGAACCGTAGAGTTCTTGCCCACCGGGACGGCCGAACAGCAGCGCGTACATCGAGTGGTCATCGTTCATGTCCCCGATGGTGAGATCAGGATTCAAGATGGGGACGAGGCCCTTGAGGTTTCCGTGGTCGTCGATGCCGGGATCTCGTTCATGAATGATCTGCCCCTGGTCAGGGGTCGCGCCTTTACTGAGCAGGTTGATGGCGGCATTGAGTTCCGCGAAATTGAGATCGATCTCGCGGAACAGCCGATGATCCAGGCTCAGCATGTTGCTGCGTGGGTGGAGACGAAACGGTTTCTTCATCAGTTCAGATCATTATAAGAAGCGGTCCATTCAAGGCCGACGAAATGAATATCGAGCGCCGAGGTTTGCGATGCCGATTCGCTCTTATCGAGCGTGAGGTAGAAAGTCTCCCCCGCATTGTCGGCCCACAACTCAATGATGCCGCCGATTTCGGTGGTACGGTCGAGAACGCTTTCGACATTAGTCGCCGCTTCGCCCTGGTTTTGACGAGTGAGCATACAAGTAAATCCACCCGTCGTAGACGTACCTTGCGGGTCCGCGAAGACAAAGAGGCGGCTGACACGCCCCGTGCGGCCGAGATCGGCGGAGAAGAATTGTCGCGTGCGGATGCTGGGCTCGATGAGTGTGTAGCCGCTGGCATCCACATCGCCGCTGTCTTCGAGGTAGACCTTGCCGTCGAGGTTGTGGCCGGTGAGAAGGTAGTTCTTGCCGGTGAGTAGGGTACGCACCGTAGAGCCGACCTCAACCGAGGTGGGGCCGACGGCCGGGAGCTTTGTGCCTTCCTTCACATGAATGGGGTGATACGAGAAGTACATGACGCTGATGATGCGGGTCTGACTGACGCCCGCGGGCACATAGTACAGCGCCAGAAGATTGAGTCGCGGATAAACTTCGAGGATGCTCTGATCGATGTATGCAGGCTCGATCAGGTTCTCCCAGTCGATGTCGTCGTTCAAGAAGTGCGTGATGGTGCCGTCCGTGAAGTGCAGCCCATTATGCGCGAGGTAGGCCAGGACGGCACCCCTATCGGGGAGATCGATAATCTTCGCAGCCCGCGGACCGACGATGCCATGGTCGAGGGTGAGGTCTTCGTAGCACCGGCCCTTCGAGAACTCGGCATCGGTCTCGCGCGGGAAATAATTGAGGCGCTTGACGCTGCTCTTGCAGCCGACGATGAGCATGTTGTTGAGACGCCGCAGTAGCGTGATTGTGTCGCGATCCTTTGAGCCGATAGGAATGTGGTAAGCGTCGGGGAAAGCCTCGTACTCACCCGGCAGGGAACCGACGATGATGTTCTCGTTCTCCTTGTCGTTGAGGATCAGCATGCCCTCGAAGAGATCGCCGGTAGAAGCAGTGGGCGGAGGCCCGTTGGCTCCGGTGCTGAATGTCACACCAAGCTGGTCGCTTGTGGTGATGGTACGGAAATTGTCGCCTTCGAGGTTGATACTGTGGCCGCCCGCGTGGATGATGACCTTCACGCCGTCGATGAGGTGCGTCCACTTCTCACCGTCGCCTCCATAAATCTTGCGGAGACGCACGCCGAACTTGGTTGCACCATCGATGAAGTCGTTGGGGTCCCACCCACTGACGCCCCACAGATCAAACTCGCCGCCCACCTTTTCGAGTGAGGGGCTGAATTCGCCGATGTTATGCTTCTTGAAAGCGACCACTGTGTTCGTGTTGCTGAACGTCGTGGAGTCGCGGCTGACCTCGACAACGAAGCCGGTGTCGGTGCTGCCCGCCTCATTGAATGCGCCCTTAACATGGACTTCGATGCCGGTGATGGTGGCGCTGGAGAAGGAGCCGATGTTCTTGATGCCGAAGTTCCGAAAGATGCCGCTTCGATGATTGGTGCCGCCACCATCAGGATTGACTGGGCATAGCGAGTATGCGCCGTTGAATGTGTTGTCGTTCCCGAACCACACAGTCTCGCCGGTGATTGTAGTTGTTGCCGTCTCCGACATGATGAGGACGGTGGAAGACGTTTTGCTCTTGACGTACGCTCCGAAGGGAATGTAGTTGCTTCCGTTCTGGATGTACATGCCGACTTTCACATTGGTGAAGTCGCCGGTCGTTGCGGTAAGCGTGTTGCCTGAAATGGTGCAAGTCACGCTCTGCACAACATACGGACTTTGTGCGAGTGCGTTGACACTACTCGAAGGAAAGAGTGCGGCGTAACTACCATCGGTAGCGAGCACGGATGCGAAACCAGCGACGAAAGGATTTGCGTCCTTAAGTGTTACAGCGTCCGTTGTGTAAGTATCGGGGGCGGTGAAGCTGATCGGGATGTCACTGCCGATACGCACGAAATCGGCGAGATCGGGAACCGGCAACTCTTCGGATTGCTTCGTGGACATATACAAACGCCAGTGCGTGGCGCGGTTCTTGCCGTAGTTTCCGTCGTTGACAGGGCGGCCGCCCGTCCCGAAGTAGGTGATTTGGATGGCGTCCGTTTCGTGGTTGGTGATCTTCGCGATTTGCGGATCGCCGGTGTAGGTGCCTTCGACCTCACTGCCGTCATTGAACTTCGCGACCTCGGTGACGAGGAAGTAGTAGAAGCCGTCGCCTAAATCGGTGAGGTTCGACCATGTTCCATCGACGCGAATAGGTCCGATGAAGGCGGCTTCGGGAACCGGGAACATACCGAGGGTGCGAAGTTGGACGGTTTTCGAGGTGCCGTCATCGGTGTAAAACAAGATGCGCGGGATGTCGTAGCCGGTGAGGAGAGTGTATCTGTTCTCGTCGAAGTGAATGCTGTCGAGAATGGAGAGTGCGTTATTCGAGAGGCCCGACGCGAGTTCTGTGAAGCTGGCTCCACCGGCGACGCTGGTAAAGTTGCTGCGGTAGAGCTTGTCCTGGCACTTTGCGATCATGAGATCGGTGTAGCCATGGTTGAAGGTGAGGACGCGCAGGCCGACGATCTTCTCGCTGAATGTGCGGTTAGTTTTGACGCTGCCGGTAGTGGCGGCGGCCGATAGCGTGAGCGAGCTTGCGCTTTGAATGGAGGCAATGGCGGTGTAGAGTGAGATGCCGTTGCCAGTGATCCAGGTGCCTACATAATAGTCGGAAAAGGTGACGGTTTGTCCGCCGCCTCCGCCTGTATTCGCGGCTGTCGTGTTCGAGGAAATCTCGATCTTGGTCGTCGAGCCATCGACACCGAGGCGCACGATAACCGCGCCCGTTGGGATCCCCGTACCCCAAATGCTTTGTCCAACCTCCGCAGCGCCCCAGCCAGCAGCGCGCGTGAGCACGTTGTCGTTGGCATTGAAGGTAACCGCGGAGAGATCGGTGCCAAAAGCCGCTGAGTCGGAAGTCAGGGTGAGATTGGCGTGAGTAGTGGAGTCAACGGAAACGCTACGAACGGTGCCGTAGGATGTGCGGCCGGGCGCTTTGTGGAGCGCCGTGTCTCCGGGCCGGAGGATGCAGTTCGTCGCGCGTTGGAGTTCACCCGCCCGCAACAGGAGCGGGTGCTTGACCTGATTGATCCCGCCGTTAAGCGGTTCCTTGATGACGCGAGAGGCCATTACCAGACTCCATCGGCACGGCCTGCTCCGTAGTCCCCGCGTGGGAAGAAGGGATCGCCGTACGCATAGCTGAGTTCGCCCGGCGTCTTCATCCGCTCCATCTCATCCTCTCCACCCTCGTTTCGATCCTTCGCGATGGCCGCCATGAGATCGCTCTCGGCCTCGAACTTGAGTTGCGGGAAGCGTTCATCGTTCGAGTTATACTTTGCGATGAGGCGCATGGAGGCATAGTTGAGGAGCGTATACAGGTACTCGTCGGGGATATCGACGGGATCTGCGGTGATGTTAAAGGGGCGGTAGTAGCGCAGCAAAGCGGTGTCGTTGCCGGAGGGCATACGAAAGAAGCGGATCTTCGTCTGCTGCGTGCCCGAGGCGTCGAAGGACGCGCCGTTATAAATGGTGTAGGCGACGACCTGTCCTTCCGTGGTCTGGTCGTCGATGATGGCGTCGATGTCGCGCTGCGTGATGTAGGGAAGCCGGTTTTTCACGTTGGTCAGAAGGCGGCAACTCAGCGGCTTCCAGAAGGTATCGGGCAGAGTGTACTGATCGACTGCCTCATAGATCGGGATGGTGCCGCCGAAGGTCAGCGTGACCGTACCAGGAGTGGCGGCTGCGCTCAACGTGATTGCTCCGGCACTCACTACGGATGCTACCGTGGTGTTCGCCACTACGCCCGTCCCGGTGACGGTCATGCCCTTGAGGACATTCTTGAGCGCGCTGGCGGAGGCAGTGACATCGGTGCCGTTGGCGGCGATGGTGCAGGAGGCAACGGAGAAGGACTGGGAGGTATCGACGATGAGGAACTGCCAGTCGTTCTTGAGTTGGAAGTGCTCCATCGAGGCAGCCAGGGCTTCGCGCGCGCGGGCTTTCATGTTGGTGTCGTTCCGGCCACCCATCGCGGTTGCGATGTAGGTGTCGGCAAGGGCGAGAGACATGCTCATGGCATCAGTGCCTTCTGTCTCTGTTTGGACAGCAGTTGCTTGTAAAAGTCGGCGAGGCCGGACGCAGTGACGCGCGCCGAACGGTTCGCGATGACCCATTCCTTGGCGGCCGCGCCGAGACGCTTGCGTAGGTCGGCGTCGTTGATGAGGAGGTGCAGGCTCTCCGCAAAGTCCTGCGGAGTATCGTAGAGCAGGCCGGTGACGCCGTCCTGAATTTCCTTGTAGGGACCGACGTTCGCCGCGATGGTGGCTGCCGGGCGTGGTCCGAGGCTGCCTTCGTACCATCGGATGGCGGATTTGCAGCGCGTGAACTTCTGATCCACGAGCGGGCAAAGGTTGATGTCGGCGTCGAGCGTCGCGTGTTTCAGAAGGTACGCGGAGTAGTCGATCCATGAGTGGATCTCGCGCTGCTCGGGCTTGATGTCGGTCTGCATCCAGTCGGCGTAGGAGCCGAAGATGATGAGTTTCGCCTGCGGATTGTTGGCGAGCACGTCGAGGACTGGCTGCCGAATGGGCATCCATGAGTCGATGTGCGATGCTCCACCTTCCCACAGAATGCGGACGCCCTCGTGGGGCGCGAGGTTGATCGTCGGGTAATCTTCGGGGATCACGCTGTTCGGGTAGACGTAGACGTTGTCCACGTCCGGGTGCTTGCAGCCCTTGTCCTCGGGATGGGCCGCGCAGAACTTGCAAAGCTGCTCGCGGTAGTGGTCCGCGAGCGGTTCAGTGGAGACGGTCACGCCCGCCGCCTTGCGGCAGGTGTCGTAGTGGAAGCCGATGTTGCGCAGATTGCGCTCGATGTCGAAGAACTCCTCGGCTTGGCCGCGGAATTCTTTGTCCCTCCACAGGACCTTTTTCTTGCCGTCGATGAGGAGCGGTTCCCCATTTACCATCGCCACCACCTCGTCGCCGGGTTTGAGCAGTTCGCCGTCCCAGTTGCGGATGCCGAGGAGGTTGTAAACGTAGTTGGTGGGGTGGACGTAGTCAATGGCATCGTCCGAGTCCACGACCACAAGCGGCGGGAAGATCATCTTCCCCTCGTGCAGCTTGGGTTCGAGATCCATGACGTGCGCCAAACCCTCGTAGTCCTCGCGACCCATGGGCCGCCACCGCACGATGATGTTCGAGGAGAACATCGCGTCCATCAGACGTTCGCGGTTGGTGCCACCGTCATCAAGGAGAGTGTGGGCCAGCTTCTCCGACTCCAGCGCCCGGAGGGGCGCTTCGAGGCGGTAGTAGCGGATCGCGGATTTCGAGCGCATGCTCGACACGACAATGAGTTCATCTTTCTTTTCGGCAGCGGAGAACTGCGACACTTAGACCACAACCTTTCCCCGTACGTTGTACGGCTGTCCTTCGGGGCTTTCAAGCCACTCCATCAGAAATGCTTTGTGTCCGCGCGCGCCGAACACACTCTCGGCTCCACAGTCGCACATGACGGCGTGAAGCTCATCAAGCGCGACCTGGATATTGGTATCGATATTCGCGATGTGCTGAAAGTGCCCAAGTTGCGAGAAGCCGGTCTTGCGATGGAATTGGCTGAGAGCGTTGGTTTCCTCGTACATCGCGCGCATGAGGGCCGCGCCGTCCTGCACGTCGGCGATCCCAGGCACAGTTTCGCGCATGCGCTCGGGATCGAAGATGTCGTGCATGATGTCCTTCTCGACGGCGCTGAATCGGAAAGCCATGCTGGGCTCCTAACTCGGGAAGGGATTGGCTCCGTTGGGCGCAGGCGGAGTATTCGAGCCGCGCGGATGCAGCCCCGGAATATTGCCGGACGCCGACACACTCGGTTGTCCCGTGCCATTCGCGGCTTCTTGGCTCTGCCCCTGCTTGGGCTGGGCCGCCGAATCCGGCAGGAACTTGTGGTCGGTGGGAGTGAGGAAGGGCTGGATCGGGATAGCCCGACCCGGATAGGCGTAGCGCATTGTTATCCTCGCTTGGTCAGTTTGCCCTGTCGCGCGCGTTTGAACATCGACGCGGGGAGGGTGCCGCCAGCAGCCGCGAGTGCGGCATCATAGGAACCGGGAGACTTCTTCCCTGATTTGAGGGAAGCATCGTTGCCGGAGCGGACGCGCTTGATCTCGGCGCGCGCCTCGGGTTTGAACACTCGTTTCGGCATGTGGACGATCCTTTGAAAGAGGGAGGAGAGGGGAGCCGAAGCTCCCCACTCCAGGGTTGTGTCGTTACGAGGACACGCTCGGCACGAAGTTATTCACTCCGGTGAGGACACCGCAGGAGGCTTCGGCACCGACTTCGAGAGTCAGTTCTGCCACGACTTGTCCCACGACACTGTCGCCACGCCGACCCATCAGGTTGTGCTGGATGTCGCGCAACCACGCCGTTCTGACTTGCTCCTTTTCGAGCAACCAGATACGACCGGTGATGTCGTTGATGCCAGCCGCAGTCGCGGTACCGGCAGTCGCAGTAGCAGTGTTGGTGGACTTCGGCGACCACCGATTCAACTGAATCGGGATGGCTCCGAATTCCGAGTCGTAGACGTTCACGGGCACAACCAGCTTCTTCTCATCCGCGTTGATGTAGCGGGTGTTCTTGCTGTTCGCCGAGAAGTTGCTGATCTGCCGCTTGTACGGCGCGTTCGCCACGATCAGGTTCGTGCTGCCACCAGCCAGATAAATCTGCTGGAGCATGTCGTTCATGTCCTTTTCGGCAAGAACGCCAGCATTCCCAGTCGTGCCGACGGTCGTGGTCCCCGAGTAGTTCGTGGACACGAACCGGTTCGTGGTGATGAGTTCCTCAAGGGACTTCATCACACGTCCACCGGACGTGGCCGACGTACCCGTGGTGGGCGTACCGTCGTTCATCAGCGCGCTCTCGATGTTGCGCTTCATCTGCTTCGTCTTCTTCTGGACCTGATACGCATACGCATCCGCAAAGCCTGTGGTGGCCACGGCGCGCATGGTTTCGGTCACTGCAACGTTCTGCAAGAAGATTTCGCATTGGTTGTTCGGACGCGACGGAGCGGAATCGGTGGGCGCTTCCCAGTCGAGACCTTCCCCCACGCCACGAGTTGCGACGGCCGCGAGAGTGTCGAGATTCCACTCATGCAGCACGCCAGTGGCTCTGGTTCTGGACAGCGTGTCGAGCAGAGGCGTGTCGTCAGGCGAGATCATTGCGATCCAGCTTGCGAGATCCTCTTTGACTACGCTGGTGTGGTCATACCCGCCATACAGGTATGTGCCAACGTTTCCAACGTTCGTAGACATTTGTTCCTCTTGTTAGCGCCGAGGACCGAAAGTCGCTTCGTAAAGCGGATCTTTCTTGAGCAACTCGCCAATCGTGGCATGCGTGAATGCCTGCCCCGCTTGGTAATCGCCGCCAAGTTTGCGGCGAGCGAGTTCCGCGACCACAGCCGGATCTACTCCGGCTACGCTCGGGTCGGCTGCTTGTACTGGTGTTCCGGGTTGAGACGGCGACATTCCAGCGTGCGCCATCGCGGCATTACGCTGCACAGTCGCGTCGGCGGCTTGTGTCTGCAAGTTCTGATGCGCGGCGACCTGAGCCTGCGCGCGGAATTCAGCCCATGCGTACTTCAACGCCGAGAGGTAATTACCTCCCTGCATGAGATTCGTGAACTCCTGGGCAACGCTAGGCGTGCTCTGGAGAAACACCTGCATCTCACCGGCGTAGTTGAACGCTTCGGGCGCATCCCGGCGCATAGCCAGTTCGGCCTCTTGCTGTGCTCTGATCGGCGCGTATTCTGCGGCAGCGGCTTGCCGGGCGGCGGCAGCCGATTGTTCAGCGATTTCGCGCGCGAACTGAGCGAGAGGTGCGGAGTCTTCGAGACCCATCGAACTTGCGACTTGTTTCACCGTCCCATTCTGCGTCCAGTCAACGGACGGCAGGGGATACCGCTCTGCGGGGTTGACCCGAGGTGCGGCTCCGGGCGAGTTTCCCGGCACAAGAGGTGGCGTCGGACTCCACGGCTGCGGGGCGGCCACAGTCTGGAGGCGAGTTAGCTCGGCCTCAAGGGCGCTGACACGATCCATCGCGGCAGAGGCATACTGCAAAAGATTTGAGTAGCCCTGGTCCGCAGCGGACATGTCTCGATACTTGCCGTGAATCAGGCTCGGAGGTTGATTCACGGGCTCCTGCGATACCGGCGGTGCTTGCGGCACCGGCGGCGTGGCCGGAGGAGTTACGGCCTGCTGAGTCGGGGGCGGTGGCGCTTGAGGCGGCACCGGTTGGCCGGGCACGGGGAGAGGCTGCACACCGGCACCCATCTGCCCTATGGCGGCGAGTTCATTGAATTGCTGAGTGATTTCAGCGACCAAGTTTTGCTGCACTTGGCTGCGATTTTTGGTCGCGGCAGCTTCCAGCGGAGACGGTTCCATTTATCTTACCTTTCGAGAGGTCGGCTCTCGTCAGGACAGTGGGCCGTAATGGCCCATGTCGGTGCGATCTCGGAGGTCAACCGCGGCTCGGTTGTCCTCCTCCTGTTGCTCACGCTGGCGCTCATAGTCATCTATGTAGCGGGCTCCCATCGTTAGCAATTCTTCAAGGATGTTGATGCGAGCGCGCAAATACTCGTCCGTGTACAGAGTCGATCTGGTCGGAGCCGGATTGACCAACATAGCGGTCGCTGCGTGCTTGGCATCTTCAAATTGGGGTTGGTAAAACTTTTCCCACGCGGGGTGGCTTGTCCAAATGCGAAGGTACCCAGCGATCTCCGCCTTGACGGCCAATTCGACATCGGGCTCAAATGGAAGGAGCGAGTGATTGGGCGTCATTGAGTTACGGCCCTAGTTCCTTGCATATTCCGTGCCAATCCTTTCTAGCCGATCATCGTCCCCGAGGCTGGGCCGGAGGGCATCCCGCCGCCCATCAGGGGGAGTAGACCTTGTGCATCGCCGGGCATCTGTTGTGCGGTCATGCCCTGCTGCCCCAGCATTTGCTGCATTTGGGGCTGTTTCTGGATGATCTCGTTGACGTTGCGGAAGCCGAACGTCCGCAGCATGTGCCGCAGGAAGTTCGTCATGTTAAACGCACCGGCGAGATAGGGCTGCGCACCCGCGAGTACCTGGAACATCGTCAGGAGGTTGGCCTTGTCGGCCTCGCGAGAGATCGACATGGTCGAGCCGACGGCGCGCGCGACGTACTGCTTATTCAGCACGGAGGCGTCGATCTCCATGCGCGAGTCCTTGATCGGCTCCTGCGTGACCGGATCGATGATCGCGGAGTCGCCGAGAATGGTGACAGTGCGCGGGAGCGAGAGCCACTGGTGGTTCATCGAGGTGTACATATTCGCCAGTTGCTCAAGGTAGTAGGTGTCGTAGAGGACGCTTTCGAGCATGAGACGCGTGCCCGAGGCTTCGCGCCGAATCATGACCTCGCGGGCGGTCTGGCGGTCAGATCCCCCACCACCCATACCCATGACGGTGTCTTCCATCACGCCGGTGCCCATCTGCATGAAGTTCCACGCCATGCGCGTCATCTGGTCGCCGACGGCGAGGGTGCGGAAGTCCTGCTGGAGCGGACGGATTGCGGAGTCGAGGTCGGAACCGGGAGGCGCTTCGACGCGCAGCAAGCGGCCAGGACCCACCCACATATTGCGCGGGTTCACGCCCATGTTCGGGTTGTAGATCATGACCGGGTGCGTGAGGTAGTCCGCGGCGTCGAGTTGGTGGTTGATGAAGCGGTTCGCGATGATCTGCAACTGGTACGCGATCTCGGCCTTGCCGGGGGCGTAGAAGTAGTGTGGATCCGGGGTCGGCGAGTACTTGATGAAGGGCTTCTGCCGGTGCTCGAAGGGGTTGTCCACGGCGCGCATCACATAGTTGTCGTTCGCGATGCTGATGACGACGTTCGTGGCTCCGCCGAAGTGCCCGGCGAACTCGCTCGGGATCGTGCCCCACATCTCGATGATTTCCACGGGTCGGGTGTAGGGGTCGCGGTCGTACCGCACATTGCTGACGCCGAGGCGCGTGTCGAAGCGCCGGATGAGTTGGTCCGCGCCGGTGGAGATGGGACCGCCGTCTGTACGCATGCGCTCGACTTCTTCGCGACTGAAAACATTGCCGCCTTCATCAGAGGCGAGGAAGCGGCATTCGTCGTAGTCGAGGTAGTAGCGCACGAGACACCACTGCATACCCTGGTTGCCGTTGATGTCGATGTACAAGGGTTGCGGGAAGAAGTCGAGGAGATCGACGGGCTTGTAATTGGGGCCGTCGAAGGTGACGACGCGCTTCTTCATGAGCGTACGCACTGTCTGCGAATCGAGAGGCAGCTTCTTGAAGTCGGTGGCTGTCACCACCTCGGACCGCTTGTGCCACATTACTTGGCTGATGGCCGTCCCGTAGAGGTTAGCGCAAAGGAAGGTGCGGATCTCTTTCTGGAGAATGTCGGAGTCGAGAAGCTGGGCGTTGACGAGACCTTCTTGCCTGCGTGCTTCGGGCTCGTCGTCCGGGCCGAAGCCGTGAAAACTGACGATGGGCCAGCCCGCGAAGGCGGTGGCGTACTTACGCGCGACATCCGATTGGATGGTCGAGAAGATGAGGGGCAGCCACACGTTGTTTTTCGTGGGCGTGTAGTTGCCGGTGGTGAGACCGCGCCACAAGTCGTACCAGCCGGGCAGTTGCCGCTTGAATCGCTCCGCATATCGCTCGGATGCACCCTTGCGAGCGCGCACGAGGTTGAGAAGCTGCTCGCGGAACTGCGGGCCGGATTCGACGCGGAGGAAGTAGGATTGGCCGGTCTGCTGGAGAGCCATCAGATTTGCACCTTGGCGAACCAATCAGGGAAGCTGAGTGGGAGGATTTCGCCGTTCACGCCGACGATGCCGCCGTGTTGCTGAGTGAATTGGAAGAGTTCGCGTGTCAAGAGTACATCATCGAGGCAATAGTTGAAGATTCTGCCCCACTGACCATGATCGATCATCGTGGGAACGTCGGAACCTATGCCGCTCTTGCCTTTACCGAGGGTTCTTTGAGCACATTCCCCGAGGGAGTAGCCCCGCTTGGGGCCGACGCGCCCTTCGAGGGCCTCGCGGATGAGTTGGTGGAGGTCCAAGTGGGCCTTGACGGTGAGTTTACGCCCGTGCAGCCCCTCGACCACCGGCACGTCGAAGTTGACGCCGTTGAAGGAGAGAACGAGATCGGCCTCCTCCAGCATCGAGACAGCCCCTTCGAGGGTGTCGTCATCGAAGATGTAGGGGCGGCCGTCCTGTGAGGACCACCCGATGAGCGCGGAGATCCCGCCTTTCCCTTCGAGGAGGGCGCGCCAGCCTTGTTCGAGGTCCTGAGCGAGTTCGCGGGTTTCGAGGTCAAAAGTAACGACGTTCAAGATTTGCCACGCCTTTTTAAGTGGGTACGAATACGATGGCAATTCGAGCAAACTAAATCACACTTTTCGATTTCAGCTAGAAGTGTGGCTATGCTCCACATTGCCCCATTAGCAAGATTGAATTTTTTGATGCCGCGGACATGATCGAAGTCCATAACGTAATATGGGTATTCCTTCCCACAATCTACGCACGGATTTTTCTTAAATTGCCTGATGAGAGCGCGCCGTTGGGCTTGGTAACGTTTACTGCAGGCATTTATTGCAGCACGACGTTGGGCAGATTTCATCGTGGGTAATCTTCCGGGTGATCTGCGGGTTGATAGTCGTCGTAGAGTTCCGCCATTTGCGGACGGCGACCATTTTTCATGAGGTATTCGGTGTCAAGCATCTCTTGGATGATGCGGCTCTTGATGACATCGTCGCCGGGCTGCACGGGCACGGGCGGCTGCGGATCGGAGGAGGAGGATCCCGCCGGACGGCCGCGCCAGCCCTCATTGCGCCAGACATCCGCGCACGCATCGGCGCAGTCGTCGAAGCGTGAGTAGCCGATCCCTGTCATTTCCTCAATGAGCCAGGGGAGGTGGCCCGCGTCTTCGCAGAGACGGACGAGGCCTTCGAGCCAATAGTTCGCGGAGACACGGAGGCGCACCGCCTTGCGGACGCCGCCGCGGTTGATCTGGACGATGTTCGGGATGCGCAGGCCCGCTGACTGGATGATGTCGATGAGGTGGCGGCGGTACGCACCCTCTTTGCCGCCGATCTCGACCTCGTCGGTGAGGAGATGCACGCGATAGCCGCGCGAGCGGTAGGTCTGCATCAGGTTGATAAGTTGAGTGTCGAAGTCCTCAGCGCGCCAGTTGGCGGAGGCGAGGAGCCGGTCGAGGTAGACGATGCCGGTGGGGCGGAAGTCGTGGCCGAAAGCGGCAATCACGCTGCGATCCCCGCGTCCCCGGCGCTCTTCGTTCTTGAATGCGGTGTCGATGTGGATGGTGATGTACTCGAAGCGCGGGACATCCTTGCGAGGGATGATGAGT